TTGCTGTTGCCATATTTCTTCACATCCTTTGTTGTCTTCCCTTAGACCTCACTGGAGGTCACGGATACTCCCGCTTGCGCCGAAGAACGAGTCCCAGACCTCTCCCATTGTTCGGTAGAGACCTTCCTGACCGAGACGGTTGATTGCGAATGGGTCGCCTGTCTCGATACCGGACTCAAAGTATTGTGTTGGAATCGCCGTCTGGAACCACATGTAGTCAGTGTCCAGATAGTATAGACGACTGATTGTGTCCGTAGGCATGTCCTTGGTAGGGATAAGTGGCACACCGTTGTAAGTAGCCACAAGGAACCCAGCCTCGATACCGGGAATACCCTTTACACCGTTGTAGGTAGGGGTCACACGCTTGGATTCCATGAATCGCTGCTGGCTCTGGAGGAGTTGCTGGACGCGCATGAGCGTGTCGTAGCCGGTCAAGATGACCTTGGTGTTTCCACCACGAGTCCAAATCTGCTGGAAGAGTGTATCCAAGTGGTCCAAACTCAAGTTCCTGTCTGTGCCAGATGCGTCTGCTGAAACATCGACTTCAGCACTGTGGAAGCCCACAGACCCGTCACGGGTAATGCTGTAGATATCGTGGTCAGTTGTTGCACTAACGTGGTTAGTTCCAGTGGTCATCTTGTCAGGGTCAGAAGTTAGCCTGTCGAGCGACTCAAAGTCGTTTGCTGCTGGTGTGTCAACATCCGTAAGGAGCATCTGGTTAATGTGGTCAGCGTGGTGCTTACCCATTTCTTCTTTGAGGACCTGTCGCACATCGCCCAATCCGTCATCCTTGTCTGATAGGAACATGGATACTTCGGATAGGTCGAAGGTGTGAGCCACTGTCTTAGGCTTTGCAGCCACATGTAGGAAGTCCGGCTTAGTGGTGTCTGGTAGAGTTGCATTCTCAGCAACACCGCCACCCTTCGTGAAGGAAGGCTTGGCGGTAATGATGCGCCATCCACTGCGCTCCCATGGCTTCTTAGGGAGAATGGAGAAGGCGTTGAACTCTTGGTTGAGTTGCGACCAGACCTTTCGTCCGTAGATTGCTTGGTAAGTTCCAGCAGTTGTGCTCATCAACGGAGAATCAGCCTTGAGTATATCCCCACTACTGTAGGTATATCCGGTCAAGGCGTTGCCGCCGTAGTAATATCGTTCCATGTCCTGAATTGTTCGCACGTAATCTCTTGCCATATTCACTCACCTCCACGTAGAGCACGGTTTGCAAGGCGGTGGACATCGTCCCACTCCATGCGCGCCAATTCACTCGTGTCGGGAACAGGGATTGTCTGAACAGATGAGTCAGATTTAGCGAAGGATTCGCCACTGCCACTGTTCAGGTTATCAATTCGCTCACTGAGCGAAAGGACCGCCTTCTGAAGGTCTGCGAGAGGACCGCGAGAGTCGAAGTTCTGCCGTGCAGCCTCGTTTGCCTCATCACTCATTTCCTTCTGGAGACGTGTCTCGAAATAGTTACCAAGGTCGGTCTTGAAGTGCTGCTCCTTAGCAGCGGCCTTGTAGACCTCATATGCCTGCTCAATGTCAGACGAGGAAACAGATTCAGGAGATACGAAATCTGCACCCTTGATGACATTCTTGTTGCCCTTACCGCCAGCACCGAAGTCCGGCTTCTTTGTGCTGGTGCCTTCACCAACAATACCGAGAGGAGGCTGTCCACGATGGGAAGCGCCATCCTCGCCCGGTCCGTAGCCCTTCTCCACATCATCAAAGTGGTTTCGTGCTGCAGTCGGGTCGTATCCTGCACTCTTCACAGTGGACTCAAGCCACTGTAGGTAGTCAGTCGTAATTACATCGTCCATGTCGGTCTTTGCCATTTTATCATCGTCCTTCTTGTCGTCTTCTTCATCATCTTTGGACTCAGCCTTTTCCTTATCTTCGGAATCTTCCTCGTCCTTCTTAGATTTCTTGCCTTCCATGTGCTCACGGAGACCTTCGGGCATCTTGCCTTTCTCTGTGTCTTCGTAAGCCATTTTTTCGTTCTCAGCCTTCTCAGCATCTTCCAATCGCTTGGAAAGACGTTCAAGAACGCTATTCAATTCAGTCATCGGGTCAGTCATATTATCACCATTGTTGTTGCTTGTATCCTCTTTTAGGATTCGGAATTGGGCTTCTGGATTGATGCCCTTCTCGCAGATGGTAACTTCATGTAGTTCCATCCGTCGAATCTCCCGGTAATCACCACGAGAGGAATCATGTTTGTTGACACGCTCAAAAGCCTGTCCTCCTATAGAAAAAGAGCGTAAATTGCCCTTGCGAATCTCTGCAGCCACTTCGCGCGCTTTCTCAATGTCACCGCGCAACTTGATAACAACGAACATACCTGTGTCATCCACTTCGGACTTCCACATTCGTCCAGAGGAATCAGTGTATTCAGGAATGACCTGACCGACTTGAATGTTAGAGTGCGCGAGTTGCACGTTTCTGAAACCATCTGCTTTCATGAACTTTCCAAAAGCGTCTCGTAAAGCATCGCGTGTAATGAGGTCGCCCTGCTTATCGACCATTTCGACGCTCGCGTAACCAGCCACAACAAGGTCCTGACCCATTCCTTTGAGAAGGATAGGGTCATTCACTGGTGCAGACATCAACAGAGCCATCAACCATGTCGAGGTGATTTCATCGTATATCAATCCCGATTATTGTTAAGATTGATAGAAGCACTCTCAGAATCACTCTCAACAACGGCTCTGTCTCCTGATTCTGCATTTATTGTGATACTCTTACGGCCACGTTTCTTTGGGTCTTCTCTTGGTCTCCTACGCACATTAGGGTCGTAGTCAGGTAAAGCACTCTGGTCAACCAATTCAGTGCCCCCTGTGTTGAAGTTTCCCGGTGTAGCATAGTCAATACCGAGGCCCTTTGGGCCTGTGAAAGTTGTTTTCTCTTTGAGCATGTGCTCAATCATCTCCAATGCTGCCACTAAACCACGCTTGAAGAATTGGTCTTCGTCAACCTTCTTTGGTTTCTTGTTGTGGTTAGCGAGAGGCTCAACTTCTACATGCGCCTTCTCATCATGTTTCTCCTCATCCTTCTTGCGTTCCTTTTCTGAACGCAATAGAATCGCAGCAGACGCAGCCCAATACGGTCTCTGTGAGTCAGCAAGGTTTTGCGCGTAAGTATGTGGTGCATCAGGGTCATGCACCAACCACATTTCACCAATTTCATCAGCCTTGTAGATGACATCCATGTCTAAACCAATGAGGTTGACAACCACATTGCCTTTTGATACACGCACACGATGAGGTGTATCTATGGGGTCTCCTGACATAATCGCCATAGTTTCAACGCTATCTGTAGCCCCAGCCTCACTTTCCTTTTCTTGCTTGGCACCATTGAGACGATAGAGGTCGTGTCCTTTGCGCTTGTTATGTGTAATACTGTCAGTAGTGACTGTGATGTGGTCACCTTCTTCTGCATCTTTCACTTGCACTGTTCCAACATCCATGTAATGCTTGTCGTCGTATTCTACAGCACGATTACCAATGTCTTGGGCTACATCCTCGTAAATCGGCCCAACACCAACACGGGCTGTATTGCCAGAGATAGAAAGAATACGCACATCTAAACGCTTACCTGAACTTAGTAGAACCCACTTAGGATGTCGAGCCTCCCCACGCATGTAAGTAGCATCAGCATCTCTGAGCAAAATCTGTTCTGCTTTTGGTTCAGCCAATAAGTTATCAACGGCTCCTCCTAAACCGACATCATCAGTGCGACGAGTGTTGACAGGAGCAGGAACACTCACATTTTCATTGGATTCAAATGTAGCACGTAGATGACGAATGCGGTCTTTCGTGGGCATGTTTTCCATATCCTCATCACCACACTCTACGATATCAACAACATGAAGATGTGAACCATCCCATACCGCATCTAACGTGTATTCATCTGTGTCGTTAAGTTCGCGCACACCTTCTTTCACACTATTAGAAAGAGTGAACTCATTACCTTCAGAGTCACGCGCTTCAACTTTCTTCTTCTTCTTAGTGACAATGATTCTTTCACCTTCAGGCCAAATAGATACAACCCAATCACCAGTAAACCCACGCAGATGTATTAGGTCTTCCACATCGAAAATGCGATGCATGGCCTTGATGGGAAGGAACTCTCCTTTGTCACGGTCTTCTTCTTTGAGCAGAAGGTCATGGTCTGTCAGAACATCAAACGAACTGGTGATGTAATCACCTGCGTGTGCCATGTCGTTTGATGCCACTGCGTTTGCCATGGGTCTCGACTCTTCATAGTCCATCGTAGAAGGTTGGTAAATGATGTTACCGAAATGATGAGCAAGAATATCTGGGTGTATGTTCCATTGTTTCCGAGATACACCTTGTGGAACATGCTCAATTTCTGGCGCACTATCACCATCACCATAATTGATAGACAGAGGGACAGTTGCTCTATCACCAATCATTCTTCTATATCCTCTTGAATTGAAAATAGATAATGGTTTGAAACCACGAATATCATCACTATCAATAGTCATAGAGGTGTTTCTGTTATTCTTAACTCTAAACTGAGTCCCCTCCCCTTCTTTTTGAGTGAAGTCCATGTTGAGAGGTTTTGGACGAGTGAGAGGAGTTACACCATCTCTTCTCATTTTCATAGAACCATCTCGATTCAAGACATTCTCTTTACCAGTAAGGAACGAAGGTAGTGCTTGAATGAACTTTTTCAATTGTTTCTCAGAAACAGTAGTCCCTCTTTTCTGTCTTTGTGTCAAAACAGGAGGTAACAATTTCGGGTCTAACATACCGGAGTTTCTTGTATCGTTTGCGATGATTGCTCGTATTTCACCCAAAGCCAAAACAACTTTGCCTAATTCTGATTGACGATTTAGGAGCCTCTCTCGTCCTTCTCTCACCTGTCCTTTTTTGGTAAGCATATTTGTGAGGTCTTGAACCATTTCATTAGGGGATTTATCTTTCTCCATCGTAGCATCAATGAAATCAACAACCTTATCCTTCATCTCACCTTCATAGAAGTTTTGAGCATAGTAACGCATCAAGTGACCACCATTGAATGCTTCCCTCTCCTTACCCTCTGTAACAGGTTGTGTGATGTGTGATTCATACGCATCTCGCAGACGCTGCATGTTTTCACTTCTGGTAACACCTTCTGGTGTCAACCGAGACGTAGAAAAATGCGGTCTGGTCATAGGGTTTTCAATCGCATTAAGGTCTTCCTCGTTATCATATCCTATAGAGCGTAATTTCTCAACCATCTGACGCCTTGCTGTTTTATTCATCTTCTGCGCACCTTCGTTCGCAGAAGCAAGAATAGCATCGAGAATAGGTTTACCTCTTCCGTCTTTGAGCATCTCATCAATCTCTGGTTGTTCTTTCGCCATGTGCAAAAGTCCACGAGCGATTGGACCAATAGCGTCGTGAGTTGATGCGATAGAGCGCAACATGTAAGATAATCTGTCATTGACTGCTTTTCGGTTAGAGAGTTCTCCTTGGTCACTATGAGTTTCGATATTTCTTCGCATATCATTCTCCCACGCCTTCAAAGCCTGAACTTTACTCTGGTCTGCCACTCCTCTAAGGTCCTGTGGGCTGTATGCAATCTCGTTCATGAGAGTGCGATTTACCATCGATGGGTGTGCGGACAAAATGTATGCGTCACTTATTTCACTCCCATCTCCTCTTCCTAATATTCTCTGCGCTCTCGTTTGAGCGTCTCTAAGAAGATAATCCTCTACTTTTGGTCGACCCATCGCTTGGGTAAAACCATATGTCTCCTCTAAATCCATGAAAGATTTCACATCTGCTCCAAGTTTTTTCAGTTTATCATTACCTAACGCTTGAGGTAAATTATCGAAAACCATCGGCTCTCCATTGTCGTCTGCTACAAGATGAGCATGAGCGTCAGGGATATCAGGTAAAGATGCAGTTTCTCCAGCAAGATATCTACGAATCTCCTCTTGTATCTTAGGAACTTGAACTGCGATTGCTTGCCCTTCTTCGCCGGGAACAGCAATTTGATTCACAGAAAAGGGGTTTGTTACATCATTCTTAGCGTAACGATAGAGTGCAACAGCATCTGAAAATGCGGGGTCCGACTCTACTAACCCCATATCTGCCAGCATCTGACGACCCTCTTTGTCAAGACCTGTTACACCACTCTGTCCATCAAGAATAGAGGGGTCTTGCATAATCATTTCAAGGAACTTTTCAGGATTTTTCATCATGCTTTTGAACCAAGAAAGTGGTCTGTCTGGGTCTCTTGCAGCACCATGTGACTCCATTATAGTGTGAATGTGGTCTCCGTGTTGGTCCATCATATCGTTTTTAGCCTCGTGAGAGTTTTTTCTCCCATGAGCAGGATTTCGTGACATCAACCCCATTGCACTTCTACCATCCCCTTCAATCATAAGGTGGGCTCTATTTCTTGCTAACCCCCCATGTCTGAGCACATCTACAGCAGTTCCGGGGTCAGAAGTGTGTGTGTTTCTATCGTGACGATGAACACGAGAGAGGGTCTGAAGATTGAGGTCTTTTGCTTCTGTTGCGAACACAGCAGATGAAAGAGGACCAAAGAAGCGGTCGTAATTCAGTTCTGTATCCGGGTGGTCTTCTCCCAAAACGGCTCTATTTGTCGACGGGTGATAAGGACGAATCGCATCAAACTCTTCACCTGTTGCAAATATCCTATCGATATCTCTGTCAAGGAGACCTTCCTCACCTCTTCGGGTTCTCGCATCAAATGTGATTTCCCCAGAAGGAGTAGTGTGCGTGAAGAAATTAGGAAACATTTCATGAATCAAAGACATAACATCCATATGTCCCATCATGTGTCCACCACCTCCCAGATGATGATGTAGAACATGCGCAGGACCAGACCTTCTGTCAGTTTCTTTGTTGAGATTACTCCCTTCTGTTAGAGGCATCCATGGATTATCATAGGCAGCAAGACCATCAGATATTTTGAACCGTTTAGATTTCAAAGAGCCGAAGTTTTTCATTTGTTCAAGAACTCTATTGTAATCACCCCTGCTCAAATGTCCTGCTTTGAGGTATCCTTCAAGTAATTCAGAATTAAGTTCAGGCTCTTCATTTACGTTAGCAACTTTACTCAATTTTCCGTTTTCGTTGACTCTTGGTAGATGACCTCCTTGTAGAAGATTTTCGTAAAGTGATGCTCCCTCACGCAGTCCTTTTTCTTCATCAGCAGGTAACATTTGTAGGAACTCTAACCATCGTTGTGGTCGAACTTTTTCAGGGTCAATCTCTTCACCTGTCTGCTCATTTTCTGAATCAATGTAAGGTATTTCTATACCTGCTTGACTACCATCAGCAGTCATACCATGATGTATCTGAGACAGTCGCTCGTAAAAGAGACGACGGAAAAGTCCCGCTGCATCTTTGTGACCTTCAAAACCGGGAGGAGTGCCTTCTCCACCATCAATAAACCACTTAACAACACCACGTTGTGTAGGCACATGGTCTTCAAGACCATAATTACTCTTAGGTAAAGCCTCTACTCCGAGAAGATAAGGGAGGAATCCCATCTGTTGGTTGGGGTCTGCTTTTCGATTAGCACGCTTGTAACCTAATTCTGTTGCATTTCCGTCACCATCGTAGAGTAAATCCCATATTTCATCTTCTGGAACACCTTTGTTCCTCAACACAATGTGGTCAAGAAAGGATTTTTCATCCGGCATACCTGAGAATCGACTATTCCATAGAGTCCTCCACGCACCCATGCCTATATCTTTGAGTTGACTTTGCCCATAATCACCAACATAATCACCAAGGTTTGCTTCTCTACGATGAGCACTATCTGAATTAAATCGTGATTCATGCTCTCGCCTGAGTTGGTCTAATTTCGATGCTGAGAAGCGACCACTATCAGACCCGTAAATACTTCGTGTAATCTTTTCTAATCCATCTCTATGCCTCTTATCAAAATCGGAGTCGAAGATACCAAGAGATTCTGACTGATGTCCTGAATCTGAGAAATGGTCATCCATTTTAGATGGAGTAAAGAAAAGGTCTTCTCCAACACTACCTCTACTTCGTCTCGTTAGTTCTTGAATAGGCATAGATACAGGACGATGAGAGAACATTGCATCAAGACACGCCTCTTTCTGCTCAACTGTGCCATCTTTCATTACTGCGTTCCAAAGGTCTCTGTTGAGTTCTTGTTCTTCTGACACAAAGACAATTTCGGGACTTTCCATGTTCTCAGATTCAGGGTCATACTCCATACTCTCAATTTGTCTTTCAGTCCCCGGTAATTTTACAATCGGAGGTAGCAATATATTGTCTCCACCTTGAGAGGGGTGAACAGTATGACGATGAACACGAGAACCTTGTCGCCCAATATCAAATGGTTTTTTGATGTCTCCTGTCGCTCTGCGCACTTTCAAAAGTAAATCATCATCTACACCATTCTCTAACAAAATAGAGTGTGCTCTAAGCAAAGTTTGCTCATCATCAGAGTGGGGGTGATAACCATACTCAGTTAGATTGAGCACAGCAAAATGAAGGTCTGCTGCGGAGTCAGCATCATCATGTTTGATGAAGTCGATTACTGCACGTTCGTAGAAGTCGCGAGCACCTTCGATGACCACACCTTCACCACCTCAGCAGCCGGAGCCAGCCTTACACATGCCTTTCTCTACACCCATTTTCTTACCACAGTTAGGGCATTTTCGACCTTTATGGATGATTGCAGAAATAGCCTTGAGTGTAGGACCTGCTTCCATATCGTCATCCATCTCAGGCATGTCGGGTTTATCGTCACCTGCCTTGTCAGCAAGTTGGTCAATCATATCCTTGATTCGGTCAGCAAGACCTTGAGCATCATCATCGTCACCCATTGGAGGTTTGTCATCCATATCACCCATTGGACCGGGACCATCATCGGGAGGTCCTCCACCCATCAAAGCGTCAAGAGGACCCTTGGTCAAAGCCTCGGATGGATGAGCGTTGCCGCCAGCGTTGTTTTCGTGCATAGCAAGAGTTGAGCCAGTTTGATGTGGATTACCATCAATCAGGTTGACATTTTCAGCAGATGTCGCTTTCTTTGATACTGACTCAATATCTGTTTCAGGAAGTTGCTGATTCGTCCAGTAATGTGCAGCCTGAGTTTCTTCAACTCCGCGCACATTACGAATTGCGCTATCATCACGCTCTACACTTTTGAGCATCTGATTTGCTTTCTCTAACGCTGCATCAACATCAGGTGCCCATTCACCTGCACTTACTTCAAACGGTCGCATCACTGGTCGCCCCCTTGGGCTTTATCTGCCATAGCATGAATCTCATCCCATGACATTTCGTGCCAAGCCTCATTAGATTCTGGGAGCGACATCATCGCTCCATCAAAACCATCTGCTGCCTTGGCAATAACTGAGTCGGTCTCACCGCGCAGAGGGTCCCCCCAGACATCCTCTGCAGCGGGAGTGCTTGCGCGCACAAATCCAGCACGCTTGAGAAGTAGGTCGGCACTACCAACTTCATTTTGCAAATTACGAATCTGAGCATCCATACGCTCCATCTTAGCGATAAGTGCGCTAACGAGAGTAGTGACTTCTTCACTCATTTCCGCTCACCCGCTGACCGAAACCGCTCTGTGGTTTCCAATTACTGCGGATACCATCAGGACCAATGTAACCCATTGGGCGCTCGCCCTTTTGAATAACTCCCTGACCATCGAATTGCATTACAGGCGCACCACCAGCATAGATGTCGTTAGGACCAATCGCAGAAGGTCCACTACTCTCAGATTTGTAAATCTCACCTACGTCATCAGCCAGATAATCGCTGGTCTGCGCAATACTACGCAAGAGTTGCTGGGCTGATACGAGGTCATTGTTGCTCAACGCTTCTTTGAAGGAAGCGACAGTAGATTCCAATTTACGAACCATTGGGTCCATCTTACTCAGAAGGGACGACATTGTTCATCCGCAGAGTGTAACAGGTATTGAACCTATCGCGGCAGATTTGATTTGTCTCTCTTCTTTGCTGGGTCTTTAGCAGCATCAATTGCGTCAAGAGCCTGTTCCATCGGTGTCTTCTCTGACCCACGTTGGTGAGTTGTCCCTTTGGGAGCACCATCGGGTGTGCGCACATCTTTCACAGGTGCTGGCCCACGGTCTCTTTCACCTGTTCCTTCACCAAGACCAATTGCCTTCTGCATCATCGGCGGTGCTCCACCTCCGGGTGGCATACCGCGTGGTGGTGCTCCACCGGGTGGCATTCCACCTCCACCGGGTGGCATTCCACCTCCACCGGGTGGCATTCCACCACCCGGCATCATTGGCGGTGCGCCACCCATCGGTGGCATGCCCTGCGGAGGCCCACCTGCAGGCTGTGCGCCTGCTTCCGGCTTCTTGTAGACGAAGCGAATATCCCGCCCTGCGTCCTCTGTTAATTCTGGCTGGAAACCGAGTGCAGCCATTCTTTGAGCAATATTGACCTCCATCTCATCTCTTCGGAGACGAGTGACATCATCCTCCTCTTCGTTTGGATACAGAGTGATTTCCCAATCTGTTACACCCAACTCATCAAGGAAACGTGGGAAAAGTTCGCGTGAGTATATTTTCTGCCCGAACTCAACTGCACGATTTGTAACAAGTATTTGCATACCCTCATTGTTCAAACCACCACCCTTACCTGAGTCCATCATGAAGATGTTCGATACACCATAGAATGCTGCGATGCGCATACGAAGTTCATCACGAACTTGCGCGTATTGCATTTCATCGAGTGTATCCATGAAACGAACGAACTCAACTTTACCACGTCCACTTTGACTCTCAACACCCACCTTTGGAATGTAGTGAGGGTCTCTTTCCATCTTTTCTTCTGCTCCCTTCCAGAAAGACGCAGTTGATTGAATATTATCTGTAGTAATAGCAAGCACACCACGAGGGATTCGTCGCTTTTGATATGCAAGATACATGTAATTATCCATCGCTGCCAGTGTGGTTGCTTGGCGCCAAAGTGTTGCAACAGGGGAACGACCATACAACTTAGATGGGTTGAACTTACTGATGTGGACCACTTCACCTTCAATGTAGTATTGGGTCTTTCCTGAGCCAGCCGTGTTGACAAAATGAACGTCCTGTAAAGTCAGTCCACACGTCTCACATTTACTATGGTCATCGTTGTTAGGATATGTGCGACTACGATGCACAGGACATACAAGGTAGCGACCACCACGCACACCTTTCTTATCGGCCACTACACGGAAGAAAGTCGGGTCACCACGCAATATCTCACGCACACGGAAGAACTCCATTTCGCCAGTGTCTTTGTTCATGTAGTAATCTTTGACAAGAATAAGAAACGCATCGTCAACGATGTTAAGGTCCCACTCTAACTCACGAAGCACATCAGTAAACGATTGGTCCATGCTGTTTCTTTGCTCAAGTAAATATCTGAGATACACAATTTGGTCAGCATCCGGTGTGCTAAAGTTTGTATGACCACAAATATGACACTCCTTCACCGTATCATGTTGATACTCCTCGCTACAATTTGTGCACTTCTTGTGAAACTTCTTCTGAATGTAATACCCACGTCGAAACACTTCTTGACAGAGAGTGTTAATGGTTGTGCGCAGAATAATACTCTCCTGCACTGTAGCGTATAGAGCAGGAATACTAATTCCCTGAACCAGAACAGGCTCTTGGATGCCTGTTTTCCATAGAGGCATAATAGGTTCTGGTGTTGAACGAGTGCGAAAAGGACTGGTAAGTCGCTCGATAAAACGACCTATGCGGGATTGATTATCTTCAACCATCAGACCACCTCAGAGACAAGCACATCCGGGTCACTCATGGTCCACGACTGGACCTCTGCTTCATCAACCTTCCATTCATCAAGCAATTCTTGTCGCTTATTTGGGTCGTCTTTCCAATTCTGCCATTTGACGATGCGATATAATTCATTTTTGCGCTTACTGATAAGGTCTCCCGACTCACCACGCATACTAAGCAATTCAAGAACAGCATCTGCTTGCGCCTTTTTCATTCTTAGATGTGGACGAAGACCTTTGAGTAACTTATTCAAATCGTCTCCACTGTAAAACTGCAAACGGTGTTGAGTTCTTGTGCTGTTCTTGTGAATCTTAAGGTCAAGTTGCAAAACACCACAACCCAACGCTTTGTGTAACTGTTCACAATGCCAACGACCCCGGTCACCTGTAGCAATTATACCTGCGCGTGGCTCTCCTCGCTTGGTGATGGTGATGTATCCATCAGCATCAAGGAACCCAGCAGCATATGCCCAAGGATTTTTGAGCAAAAGTTCAGGTTCCATCTTTTCTATGTCCCATCTCTTACCCATTTTGACAATATCATACTCTGGCCCGTAGGTTTTGAGTAAACTTGCCATTTTCTGCACACTAAATCCACTATTACGAGAGTCATTCTCTACAAGATGATGAGCAATTGCGCGCGAATCCATAGGCCCCATCTCTGTAATGAGTTGTGTTGCACGCTCCATCCACATCATTTCCTGCTTGGTGAGATTATCTGTTTGGTGCAGTGTGTTCTTCCATGCCGCACGAGCATCTTTGCGCTTCTGTATCGCTCCAACCCAAAGTTCTCTCTGTTGCTCGTCCCAATCACCATCTACTTGTGACAATTTACTGATGATATCATTCGCTGCCTCCCATTGAGTGCACGCTCGACGAAGAGATGTCTCGCGCACATCACCGAACTTGCGTAGGCTCATGAGGTTTCGGTCACTAATACCAAGAGCGCGAACAGCCTCAATGTGTTTCTCCACCCATGGTATGGACTTGAGTGTCTCTTCGACTTCCATACGCTTCATGATACGAATAGCATCGATAGCAGAGTCGATTTCATCGCGCATGGCTTTATGCACTCTACGCTTCATACGAAGGTCTTTGACAAGATTTTCAGCATCTGAACCCATGTAGGTCTGGAACCATCCTTCCTCGCTGAGTTTCATCTGACCAACAATACGTCGCATCTCATCTTCGCGCTTTTTCTTCTCTTCATCGCTCTCTTCTTTCGATGGAGTGCGACCAGCCAAACTTCCTTCACCTTCTGATGGAGTAGGTGCTGCATCTCCAAATGTCGGGCCTGCGATAGAGCCTTGCTTTAGAAGAGGGTGTTGTGCTAATTGCTTGATAACCCAAATACGGTCAGGGTCGGTCTCCTCGGTCTTGATGATGGCATCATAGTCATCACCAACGAGCATACTTCCCCACGTCATATGATACCACCCAGTAAGTCATCTAAGTCAACTATTCGTTCGCGGAACTCTGTGGTGCCCCAGTGAGCCAAGGCCAGAGCGAGTGCGAAGTCGTCGTGACGAGCAATGCTCTCAAGCCTACCCTTTTTGGACATTCCGAACATGAGCAACTCTCGCTCAAGAGTGCTGGTTACATCACGAGAGCGTTCATCTGCCCACGGCAACCGTAATTGTTCGTTCTCAAAACGCATTACTAAACCCATGAGCAACGATTCACGACGTTGTCGAGTGGAAATGAAGGTTTTCACAGGTAAATCAGTATCTGCTCTAAGTTCAGTTGCAAAGACACGTTGGAAATGGTTTGATTCTAATTCAATAACAACAGGCTGGAACTTATTATTCAAACGCTGTATTTCCATAATTTGTGTTCTGAAATCCATACCTTTCTTGCGCACAACATGCACAAGTTCTAACATTTCAGGGTTCGTTGAAGGACGCCGAAGAACCACCATAACTGTGTAGTCGGCCTGTCTATCTGACGAAATAGCAGGGTCCCATCCAATGAAGTATTGGTCATCATCATCTCCTGTTGCTCGCTCCATGAGACCCAGAGTATTGTCCTTCGCAGCCTGTAAAACAGTAGAGGGGAACAAACTGGACATATCGTCCATCGGTTCACAAAGATACTCACGAGTAAAAGCAATAGCAGGCATGTCTTTGCGACGAGAGTCAAGAGCATCAAGTGACCAACGCTCAGGCCACAGAGCCTTCCCTGTCCCGTCGATTGCAGGATAAGTTTCAACAAGATACCCATCACGCCTTTCAAGTTCTGTGTAAAGGTCAGTGGGTGTGAAGGGTGTGCCTACAATACAAAGTTGCGCAGTATGGTGAAGTGTTGGTGTAAGAACTTCGTAAAACCAACCAGCCACACGCTGAAGTTCTGTGTCTGTCGTCCCCCACAAAATGTCGTCGCATAGAATAATATCAGGGTGAATACCACGAACAGCCCCACCGACTGACTTTGCGCTAATACGAGAACCATTAGTGAAACCGAAGAACGTCTTTGACCAAGAATCGTGCGCTTTCAATTTGTTGAACATCGGCACACCGCTGATGAGGTCATTGAGGTTGCGCATGTGGTGAATTGATTGATGTAAACTGTGACTGAAGATGACCGCTTCTGTTTTTTCGTTAAACAAAACCTTCCACAAAACGTAACCAAGAAACAGAGTAGATTTCCCATGGTCACGAGCCGCTTTTACGCAATAACGATTGTGTGATGCGAGATTTTCATACCAACGACGATGATGGTCTGCTAATTGAAAGCCTAAGATTTGCTCAAAGAAGAACTTAAAATCGCGCTTACACATCTCCCAGTCGATGTCTTCGATGACATCTTGGGATAGTTCCACTTAGACCACCTCACTGATGGTCTTTTCTAAAT